GTTAATGGATTCCTTTTCGAAGTAGACCGGAATGTTCTTGTCCTTGAGCTGCCGGATGTATTTCAGGCAGTCCAGCGTGTTTCGGGCAAACCGGCTGATGGATTTTGTGATAATCATATCGATGTTTCCAGCCATGCAGTCGTCAATCATCCGGTTGAATTCATTCCGCTTCTTGGTGTTCGTGCCGGAGATGCCGTCGTCGGCGTAGATGCCTGCGAACTCCCATTCCGGATTCTTCTGAATGTATTCCGTGTAGTGTTTGACCTGTGCGTCGCAGCTTGTCCCCGTTGCTACCGTGTGGGCCTATTTCCGGCAGCTATCCGGTGATGAAGTCTTTGCTGCTGCCCGCGTCAACGTGACGGAAAACGTACTGTTTCAAATCGGCTACCGGGATGATATAACAACGGCGCACGTTATAAGATACAAGGGCATTTTGTACAATATAACGCGCGTCGATGTGTTTGAAGGCTATAAGGGTGATATAACGCTGTATTGCAAGCGGGAAAAATGACCGCCCGGTTATCATGAAACCGTGATAAATTATTTAATTCGCTGCTTGATTATGCTATACTGTTCAATGGATTTCTTTTATCAATCAAAGGGGCAAGCGCATGAAATACAATTATAACCGTTTGTGGAAAATGCTAATTGATAAAGGCATGACAAAAACAGAAATGAGCAAGCAAGCAGGAATCAGCACGAATGTTCTTGCCAAAATGGGCCGATGTGAACCGGTGTCAATGGAAAGCCTTGCGAAAGTATGCACCGCGTTAAACTGCGGGCTTGATGATATTGTAGAAATACAAAATGAGAAAGGATGACATAATACAATGCAGTACGAAGATTTGATTTTCAAAATTCCTAAAGAATCGCCTACCTATCGCGAGGATTCAGCGTTTGTAATTCAGCAAATCACGGCAATCTTGGACGAACGAAAAGCGGCAAATGATAATAAGATTATCATGAACACAAATTTACGATTGGGTTTGCCACTGGAAAATATTAACAAAATTGCCGGACCGATGATAGAAGCATGGGCGGGTGAAGTTTTCGCAGGAATTAGAGATGATAAGAACAACGAATACAATTTGATAAACGTTGAAGCACAAGAGCGTTTGGGAATGGCGGACATTATCCTTCAATTTAGAAAAGGTCAATCTGTATTAACCGGAAATGTTGATGTAAAAGCCACAGCAAATGATATTCCTAATAGTGGTAAAGGTCCTAATATTACTTCATTTTCAAGAATCAGAACGGCTTATGTGAAAGACCCGGATTTTATGTTTATTATTCTTTCAATCAAGCATCGTGTGTATTCTGAAAGAAACAATAAAACGGGTCTTGTTGACGGTATTATGGAAGTCGTTGATTATAACGCTTATGACTTGAAATTTATAAGCGACGCAGATATAAACTATAACCCCGCCCTTGGAACAGGACAGATTCAAATTAAGGATATTCATTATGTGACATATCAATACAGAACTACATGGGAAATGTGCCAGCTTCTTGACCATAAATATTTGCATAGTTCCCGCAGGACATTTAATGATTTTTACAGAGAGGCAAAAAAGAATCAATGGATAAAGAATTAAAAACAATTTGTGGGGATGCTATTGAAGAATTAAAAAAAATACCCGATAAAAGCATACGTCTTATAGCTACTGACCCACCATATAATTTGAATAAGAATTACGGAAACAATCAGGATAAATTAAAGTTTGATGAATACTTGGATTTTTCCCGTCAATGGCTTACAGAAGCGAAGCGTGTTCTTACAGATGATGGAACAATGTATGTATTTATGGGAATGCGCTATATTTCATACATTTATACCATTCTTGAGCAAGATTTGGGAATGACGTTCAATTCTTGGATAACGTGGTATTACACACAGGGAATAGGAAAAACAAAAGGCTTTTCTCCGCGGCATGACGATATTTTAATGTTCACAAAAAACCCTAAAAAATTTGTTTTTCATTTGGACGATGTAAGAGTTCCACAAAAATATTATCGTTCCGTAAATAATATGCGGGGAGCTAATCCCGGAAATGTATGGGAGTTTTCTCATATGCATTATTGCAATAAGAATCGGAAACAACATCCGACTCAAAAACCAGAAGGGTTATTTGAACGCATGATTTTAGCATCATCTGATCCCGGAGATACTGTCCTTGACCCATTTGTAGGGAGTGGCACAGCTTTGAGGGTGTGCCAACAAACAGATAGAAACGGGATAGGGATAGACATTAACCCCGATTATATTGATATGACAAAAGAACGTCTTTCTGAAAAATTTGATGGGTTTGATAGTATTGATGAAAGAATGAAACGTGTGCCAAATGATCTTAATGACCCACAGATTCGCGAGGAATATATAAAGAATCATGTGAAATGGTTTTTGAAAAATCATCCTGACGCAATTGGAGAATTTATGCAAGAAGTTCGGGACAAATACGAACCCAAAATGAAGGAATCCGGACAAATGAGCTTGTTTGATTTATATGGCCCTGAATTAGCAACCGTGGCTAATTCTTAAATGTTTAATTGTCTCTTTCAATACCATTCAATTTCATATTGTAGAATTAAGCGACAAATAAGCGACAAATTAAAGAAAGAACCGCCGAAATCCATTGAATTTATGGGCTTTCAGCGGTTCTTGATATTCTCCTTTTCAAAGTAAACGGGAATATTCAGCGTGAGAAGCTTTCGTGTCAGTTCCAGACAGTCGGCCGTATTCCGGGAGAAACGGCTGATGGATTTGGTTACGATGAAATCAATCTTTCCAGCTTTGCAGTCGGCCATCATTTTCCGCAGCTGAGGACGCTTCTCTTTCTTGGTTCCCGTGATGCCTTCATCGTAATAAAGCCCGGCGAACTTCCAGTCATCGCGCGACTTGATGTAACTTTCATAGTGCTCCTTCTGGGCCTTCAGGCTTTCTGCCTGTTCATTAGAATCGGTCGAAACACGGCAGTAAGCAGCTGCGCGAAGTTTCCTGCCATTATAATTGACCTTTTTGTTTTCCCCAATTTTTGTGACCTTTTTCATACACTCACCTCCTTCTGGTACGTCTATTTATCACTCTGATTGCCGGAACTATCAAGCAATTTCCGGCATGATTTCCACGTACAGAGGAGAGAAAGTTCTGCGGTTGATGTCCGTTAATTTGTTGAATTCAGCTTGAGAAATCAGATCGTTTGTAAGCATGATTTCTGCAATTTTCTGGGCGCGGTAGTAATCAAAATCACCCTGCAGCTTTTTCTGTGTAAAGAATCCGGTATGATTCGTTTTTGCTTCTTCTGCCATCGGTTATCCACCTCCACTTTTCACTGGAGATGGAGGAACGACTTGAGCGAAAGAAAATAAAAAAAGCCTGCGGGTATTCCGATGAGGGAACACTCGCAGGCGGGGTGGATGCACAATATGTTATCTTACTGAAATTTGCTTTTCGACTTGTTGGAATCAATAAAGAACCGCCATACCGATATGTCGATTCCTTTGATTCCAGTCATGTTACTTGTCCTCCTTTTCATCACGGTCATGGAGCTGTTCCAGCACAGTCTTGAGCTTTTCCGGTATCGGAAGTCCCAGGTGTGCCGCATTCTCTGTCAGAGACAGCCCTTCGTTTGAGAGATAGAAGAAGATGATTGCCGTCCGGAGCACGCCCGGCTGGCCGAGAACCTGCACGTCAATTACGTTTCCGATTCCGACCAGCAGAAAAATCAGCACCTTCCGGCAGATTCCCCTGAAACCGACCTCGGATGAAAGTTTTTTGTCCGAAACTGCACACAGGACGCCGGTGATGTAGTCGCAGATGACGAAGAGGAGCAGCGCATAAAGCAGGCCGTCGCAGCCGCCGAGAAAAAAGCCGAGCCACCCGCCGATGGCAGCAAACACAAATTGTATGGAATTCCAGAATTCTTTCATGAGACACGCCTCCTTGAATTTGTGCATGAAAAAAGCGGCCGCCCGTATGGACGACCGCTCAAAAGAAATTAACCGTTCAGAGAAGCCTTGACTTTAAAAACTGTCCATTCGCGGTGCTGGTCCGGGTCCATCGGGTCGATGATTGTGTAAACAATACTGCCGCGGATCAGTCTGCAGGAAGCGGTAATCAGCGGATTATACCTCAAGACAACATTCGCCGCGTCAATCACCTGGACGGACTGGGCAATCCACGCTTCGGTTCCGCCCAAAGGATACCATTTGCACCGCAGATAGCGGGGCGGATCGCTGGAAAGCGTGTTGCCAAGGTCAATCCAGCTTGTTGTCTGATGAATACCTGTACCGGTGACAACTTTTCTCTGAATGCGGATTATGGTCCGCAGCTCGCTGATATGCATTTTATATCTCATGGCAGACACTCCTAAAACGCGTCTTTGCGGATACCAAAAAGGAGAGTGCGGAGCATGGAAGTCAGTCCTCCAAAATCCGCGTTCTCCCGGTTTTCGTATAGATAGGCCACCGCGTAAAGTTCCGCAATCCGCGCGGTTTCTTTTGAAGCAAGAAGTTCTGCTTCGTCTACACGTGCAATGTCCATACACAGCTTCTCTGCTGTTTCTATAAATCCCGTTATCACGGAATCCTCATCTGTAGAGTCAATATGCAGATAAAGCTTTGCTTCATCCAGTGTAATCAGCATGATGTGTCACCGCCTCTGTTCCACTTTTGAATCAGTTGATTCAGGCACTTGCTCCAGCTTTCAGGATCTGGACAGCTTCCGGCAGCACAAGCTTGCCGTCGACACGTTCCTTCGCCACATAGCCGATCATTCCGTTACCGGCAAAGAGCTCGCGGAGTTCCTGAAAACTTCTGGTTCCTCTGTCACCGATGTTGTAGTAGCTGAAATCACCGAAGGCGATCGCGGCTTTTCCGGCTTCAAGAGCAGGCGCATAAGCGGAAGTGCGCACAGCGTAGCCGCAAAGCCTGTCCGGTTCGCCAGCCTGATAGGACGGCTGCCAGATGTAGGCCTGGTTGTTGTCCTTGAGTTTGCGGATTGCCGCGAGGGTGGAGTCATTCAGAATAAAGCAGGCGTTCTTGCGGTACGGGCGCTTCAAGGCATAAATCAGGGTGAGAATATCATCCGTCGCGAGCTTTGTACCACTTAAGGTTACAGCCGTTACACCGCCGCCCTTGTCCGCAAAGATGCCGGTCGGCTTTCCGGTTCCGCTGCCGTTCAGGAAAGCGTCCTCTTCGGCATTGCCGAGCGCCTTGCCGAACTGGTCAATGATGTAGTTTTCCAGATTGAAGGCGTTGTCGTAAAGCAGTTCCTCGGTTACCTTGATGGCCACGTGGAGCTTGTGTGCATCAAGGACGATCTGGTCGAACGTCGCATCTCCGAAAGTCAACGCTTCGCCTTCCTCAATCCATGCCGCTGCGGGTTTCGTTCCCGCAATGTTGATTTTGTGCTCGCCGGACGTAGTGATGGTCGTTGCAAGGCTGCGGAAGATGTTTTCTTCTGTGAGTTTGTCGATAAGGCGGGAGTCCCATTCTTCCGGAACGAGGTAACCGCCGTTCGCGTCAGTGCCTTCCTGCAGAATGTCC